GTGACTTCTTTTCCTAAAAAAATCTGATTTTGTAAATTTTCGGTAATTTTTGGCGCGGCGTTCATTGCTTGGTTGCGGGCTTGTTGTCTTGCGCTTGTCTTTAGGTTTACATAGCGCGCCCCTCTTGATGCATTGCAGTGTGCACAACTGCTCACTAAGTTGCTTAATGAATCGTCACCGCCTGCGTCATGCTCGAGTATGTGGTCGGCTTGGAATGTTTTGTCCCATGGTTTACCGCACCAGTGGCAATCAGGGTGGCCTTCCATAAGGGCCGCTCTGTTGGCTCTGTATTGGGGGGTTATTTTTCTGTTGCCTGCCATGTGTGTGTGTCCTTGTCGGTGGTCTGTTGGTGATGCTACTAGCGCCCTTGCTTCGCTGCGGTTGCTTTCGTGTGTGTGTGGGTCTCGGGTGTTTGTGCCCCCCACATTTCACAGCTGTGTGCTGTTGGCTGCCGGACTGTTTAGGGTGGACACCAATCGCCTTTTATGTCGTTAGGGAACGCTGCACTGGCGACTTACCCCAACAACCTTTCAGGTAAGTCATCTCGGGTGATTGGGCGCGCCAGCTCTACTCACGTTCCCGTGCTTTATACCAACACAGTGCAATCCCGTATGTGGCCTTGGTCGTATTCAGTTGTGAGGGCTAATTACTTGCGTAAGCCTTGAATGATGGCAATGCCCACGGACAATAGCAGTAGGTACCAAGCGACAATTAACATGACGCTAAGCGCCTTTCAATATCTACTAAATCAAAAGGTCGCCATACATAGCATTCAACATGAGGCATAAGTATCTCGAGCCAATGTTCTTGTGCATCTGAAATTCTGCCTTTTTCGCTTTTAAGCTCGGCAAATATCAGGCCCTTTACTTTGTGGCAAAGCACCAGGTCAGGAAATCCAACAGCGCCTGAGGTTAGCCAACGGCCTTTAGCGGTCTGTGTAGGGCTGGCATGATGACAGTCCCAGCCATGAATATACGCCAGCGCTTTTACTTGCTGCATAAAAGACGCCTCAGAGATGGGTTTCATTTCTTGTCTTTTCCAAGCATGAACCCGCACATAAACACTGCGCTTAACATGATGACCAGGCTAAATAGGTCAAGCATTAGAACGGTTCCTCTGGGCTGTCATATACCGGCATTTCAACGTCGCCATTTTTGAGTGCGTCAATTGCTTTGGATACTTCAAATTTGGTCATGGTGCCAATGTTGTGCGGGGGCAATTTGCCAGCCTTTTTCAGTTCGGCCTTGTAAAGCCATAACTGCTTTTCACTTGGCAAGTTAGAGGGCTGTGTAATCGTGGTATCTCCGCGAACGACCTTTTGCATTTCCTCACGGCTCGGTTTCTTAGTCCAATCCGCGCCTAGATATCCAGCAGCTGCTAAAGCTCGGCCCTGTGATGACGTAGCGCAATTCTCAATCCTGCTAGTGGCGTTCACACCGCGGTCAGCAATCAGTTCTTCTGCGTAGTCCACAGTGGTTGCCTGGGCATCGTTTTTGTCTAGCCACAATGTGGTTTTGATGACGCATCTAACGCCATCGTCAAATACAAGCTCTGAATGGATAGCGCCATTTGGGTGGTCAATCCAAAAGGCTTTTATGCGCTCTGAAACTGGGGTGTATTCCTCGAGATTAAATGCCACGGGCGTACTCATTTGTTATGCGGTTTAACTCTGCCTCAATGCGCTGCAAAGCCTCTTTGAGCATTCTTATTTCTTGCTCTTTGGCGTAAATCATGTCTGCCACGTCATCATTGTGGGTGTAGTCACTCATCTTCTGCCAACTTAACTGTGCTCAAATAGTTAAAGCCTTTAGATGGGCCACTGGTGTTAAGTGATGGGTGCCAAGAATCGCGGATTGTCTCAGCGATATTGGGCAATGCGTGAAGCGCGCCTACAGCTTCTAACACCAGGCTTGATTCTTTGAATCGAAGCTCAAGCGCCAGATTATGGCTGAGGTTAGTTAGTTTGGCGATTAGTTCACCTGTTGATGTTTCCATTGTTTTTCCTTTGTTATTTTCCTGATGTTGCTCGCCAGTGACCGAGGCCACCGTTGCGATATAGGTAGCCAGCGACCTTGACATTGCATTCAGCATTGAGCAGTGCCTTGACTACATCCTGTTTCTTACAGACAGCCCGTGTCACAGTAGCCCAAGACCCTTGAATCTGTAGCAGTCCGACATCTGGCCGTCCCGTGGATTTGCGCACTGGGGATAGTGCGCGCTCGGTGCAGCGGCTTTCTCGATAAGCAATTTTGGACATGACCGGCACAACTTTGGCGGGGAAATGCCGAGCGAGTAGCCGTTCCCATTTAGGGCATGAATTAGCAGCTGCACTTGCATGAGCTGGGGTGGATAGGGCGAGGATAAGCGATAGTGCCATGAGTTTCTTAATCAACTCTCTCAACTTCTGTAGGCGGCCCCCATGAATGCCAAGACTCTGCACGTTGGCAGACTTGGGTATAAACAATCAGGCCTGTGGACAAGTCGGTAAAGACTTGCACCATGGTTTTCTTATCTTTAGACCTTAGGGCGATATAGCCCCATGTAGGAAGCATCACTTATTCCAGTAGCGGTTGGCGAGCTTGAAATAAGCCCAGGAAAGGCACCAGCCGAATAGCACGGCTATGACCATTTGCTCGTGTGTGTAGGTCATTTGTCGTACCATTCGCTAGTCATAAGTTCCTGTACTTGGTTAGGCATGAGAACAAAGCCTCGAGAAGGATTATCTGAGCCTCTAGCGAAATCCCGTTTTTGTAGCAGGTCGCGGTTCATGCGTAGATACTTTTTAAGCCTGGGTACTGATACCAAAGTGAAGGCACCAGGGGCGAAACGGTAAGCCCACCAAGCTGCGGTCGTGACGTTAATCCCAGAGTCCTGCCAGCCACGCCCTGCGGGGTTCTGCTGGGTTTCAACGGCCATGTTGCCATTGCGGTACCTGTCTGATTTGACTTCAATCTGAGCGCCTTGTACAGCGTCAAAGAATTCGATTAGCTCGGCTTCGCCAGCTTTGCCGTAGGCCATGTCCACTTTGAAGTCGAAAGCGGGCTCGTAGCCGTTAGTTAGTTTTGTCATTTTCTAACCTGATTTCGTAGCAATTTGCGCAATAGGCAGCGGGAACATTTTGTGTGTATTTGCAGCTGCGTATTCCTGCAGGCTGTTGGCAGTCATTGCATGGTGTTGGCGTAGCAATTCCAGTGCCTTTGCACTTGCCACATTTGTAGGGCTTACCGCGCCCGTGATAGGCGTTAGTCCAACGCTCACGGCTACCAGTGCCGGCACAGTTGTCGCATCTGCTTGGGTCGTGTTCTACTGCTCTTTCGCAAGTGTCGCAATAAACACCAGCAAAGCGGTTAGTTAATACATGGCCTTTGTGGTCAATCATGTGGTTTCCTTTGTTCGAGCCATTTGAGTGGCTTGGATTTACTATACACAATTTGCGAAGTCGGTGGGGGATTTCGTCCAATGGAAACAAAACTACCGCCCCCCACCTAGCCCCAGCACCGCTCAAACAGTGTCTGGGAATCCTTTATGGCTTAGGAAGTGCGCGCCATGCTTTTTCAAATGCCTCGGCTCCGCCTTGCTCGTCCCATTCGTTAGAGATTTCAGCGTGTAGCCAAGCCCCACCTGGTGTGCCGGCATTGTCCGAAGCGGTAAACAGCTTGACGCCTTTTTGCCCTGGGCCACGACTGCAGCGATATCCACGACCCCAGGCGGTTTTGTCTGTTTCGGGCTGTGCAGGGTTGCGGAAACTGTAGTCATGCAGCTCGGCCAGCAGGAGAATTTCTGAGTTTTCTACTAGCCATGTCCATGCCTCTTTGGCTTTGGCTCTGCCTTCTCGAGTTGGTGCAAAGCCCATATCAACTGCGTAACCACTGGCGTGGACACTTAGGTTTTTAGACCCGCGCATTGGGCGATTGACGTACATACCAAGGTTAGTAAAGCCCCAACGTTTATTGCACAAATCATAGAATTTCTTTGTGATTGGTGATGTGGCTTTGCCGTCCCATGAAGGGTAGAAAGGGTATTTGCGAGCGGTCATGGTGCTGGTGGGTCTTTAGGGCGGTCTTTGAGGCCGTTACCCGCTAATACCCCCAAGAGCCCGCCAGTAAGGGTGGCGAGCATCGGCGACAGTACAGACCATGCCGCATCATCATTGGGGCTGACTTCGAGCGGTTGTGTCACAAATAGCAAGCCGTAAAGCAATGCCAAAATGGAAGCAAGGAAAGCAAGTGTTAAACCGATGGCTACGACAAAGATAAGTCGTGCTTTTATTTCTTCGTTTGTGTGTCTGTTGTCTGGTTTCATACGCATTTTCCGCCTGTCCCGTATGCGGGGGCTGGTGTTGTTGGGGTGATTGTTTCGGTTACGCCGCGTAGGGCTTTGTTTTTGGTTGGTGGGCAGTTGAGGCGTTCACGGTCTGCGCAAGCGGTGAGCGATGTCAAAAAGACCAATAGAATCAGGCTTTTTTTCATGGCTGGCGTGACTCGGTTGGTTCTGGTAGTTCGGCTATTTCTTCGGGGGTCATGTCGCGTGTCTCGCTTGGTGTTCCGTCTGCGTAGTGCGTTGTGATTTGTGGTTTGTTGTTCATGGTTTATGCCTTTCGGTATCCGTAGATAGCGACATTGCCGACAAGGGTGCCGCCGTTTGCATTAAGAATTTGAATGCCGTCATATGAAGCAGTGTTATCTAATCCTCCGCCACCACTACCAACATTCATTAAAGGGGTGACGTCATAGTAAGAAGAATAGCCACCATTAAAAAACATACGTCCAGCGCCAAACGGGTTAATCATGTCATAAGAAGAACCAAATCCACCATTTGTAAAGTTGCCAAAGTTGTAACCGAAATAGCCCATAGTCGTAATTGCTTTGTCGATGCTTGCCGTAGTTGCGGTAAGCGAGTTAGCACCTACTAAAGCGTTGTGATAAACGGTGCTAGTAAATGGGGTTGTACCTGTAAGCATTCTGAACCCGATAAAACCGCCAATGCCATTAAATTTAGATACCACTATGCGGTAATTATCATAGGTTGCACTAAAACACCCAACGAAGTTTGTTGTAGTAGAACTAAGCGCACCACCAGCCACATAGACCAGCCCTGAGTTCGCCAAATACGTGTTGGTATCCCCACTGGTCAGCACTTCGCCCGTGGAAAAGGTTTTTACGGCCATATTTAGAATCCTAATCTGTTGTTGTCAAGTCTGCCATAGACAGCATTATCGAGTATGAGATAGTCGTTAGTCTCGTTAGAAGAAACCGAAAACAGAATGCGCGTATCGTCAGGGCTGGCAGTGATATTGACACCCTCAACCACACAAAAATACCGGACACCACGAAGCACAATATTGACTTCAAGGCCAAGAAAGCTTTGTATCAAATTAAGCAACAAAACAGCGCCAGACGCACTTTGCTGGCTAATCGTGAAACCCAACTCTCGAGGGGTGCTGTTAGTCGTGTCGTACTTAAACCTGATGTATTGAGCCAACGACAAAGCCTGAGAAGTGCTGACGTCATAACTATCAGCGACATAAGAATAAATTGGCGTAGTGCCACTGGTAGTGGTTTGTGAAGCAAGACCTAAAGGCTTAACCGTTACAGAGTTATAAAAGTCCTCAGCTGCGCTTTTAAACTTAACTTGCTGATATTTGTATTTTTCGCCTGGGCTCACCAAAGTTCCATCAGACCAATCTGGTGTTGTTGGCGCACCAGTTAGTAAAGCCTCACGGCCTACAAAGTCAAGGGTGCCCATATCCAGTGTCGTAGGCCCAGTAGCTGTAGAACGAAGCCTGCCCTGCTCAGTGCGCACCTCGGTATCCACAAAGGCTTTAAGGTTGCCGGTGTACGTCTGAGCTGAACCTGTAGATGAGCCACCAGCGTTGCCAACATAAAGACCAACAGAATCGGCAATGTCAAAAACCTGTAGCCCAGTGCTGGCGCTTGCCACCGCATAGCCGTTAATTTGTGTGCGCCCCAATTCAGCTTGTAAACCCTCAGCAGTAATCGTGACCGAATCCTCATTACTAACCACGCCGTATTGAATATCCACATTGGTGATACGGCCTTGGAACATCTTCCAATAGTTGTAAGTCGGGTAAGACGGGTATGCAGTCGTATAAACCCATGCAATGATGTTGTCGCCAAGTTGTGGTGTCACTGTCCAATCAGTAGGAAACAAGCTTTCAACGGTTAGCTGGTCTACACCGTAGTCGTCAATCTGCCTGCGTCTGCCATTCGATATGGATATGTTTTGAACGTCTGGCAGGGTTGTAAATGTTGTGCTGGTAGCGAAAGATACGCGCCAATCCCATGTAGGCATTAGACACCAACCGTGATAGGCACAAAGCCGTTCTGACGTTGGTATCGACGCAAAGCATCAACCACTGCTTGAGGGTCTGCACCGTTCACGTTGATAGTGATACCACTACCACCGCCCATGCCGAATTCGCCCATGCGGCTTAACGGGATAACAGCTTCAGGGCCGTTGCCTTCACCAATCATTGCCAAGGTAGGGCCAGTGACAATGCCACCTTCTGCCAACATTGGGATATTGGGCATCTCAAAGCCTTTGCCACCAATACCAGGAATCCACTTAGGAAGTTCAAAAGAAATCTTGCCAACAGTGTTATTCCAGATTCGAGCAATGCCGTTGAACACTGTCTTGAACACGTCAAGCATTGTTTTAATTGCAGGAATAGTTACGTTGTTAATCCAGAACTTGATGCCACCAAACACAGCATCGACAACAGTTTTGAATGGCTCAAATTTCTTGTAGGCCGTGACCAGTAGCGCGCCTAAACCAACTACAGCAATGGCAATAAGGCTGAACGGGTTTAACGCCATAGCAACGTTTACAGCAACAATGGCTGCAGCAATAGTGGCAATAGCAATCCCGATGCCTAAAAGAATTTCTGGGTGTTCCGCTGCCCAGTCACCCATTTTGGTTAGGTACGGAAGTACAGCTTCGATGGCTGGCAACAATGCAGCGCCGATGCTTTCTTTAGTTTCAGCCAGGGCAACACCTAAACGCTGAAACTGTCCCTGTGCAGTACCGGCAGCAATGCTCGCCTGGTCTTGGAATGTGCCAGCAAGTGCGGCCATCATTTCATCGGCTGATGCACCGTCTTTTTCCATCTGCTTCA